GTTTCTGCTGGAGCCGGAACAACCGGCTCTGGTACTGTTTCCACGCTTGGTGGATCAGCTTTCTCAAGAACTGGGTGTGGCTCGTCAACAGGTACACCGTCCACGTCCTTAGCTGGTGCTGTTTCTGCGAGTAGTTCGCTGAAGCTCGGCAGCCCGGACCCTTCTGCCACAGTCACTTCGTCGTGACCAACCAGCACGGGGTCCAAGCCAACGCCCACTGACATGGAGGACACAGGAGTACTACCTGGGTCTGCCTCAACCAAGGTTGGGTTCAGGTAAGACACCCTTTCTGAGACATACCCGTCCAATCCAACAGCCTCAACGTCAACATGAAGCAGTTGAGAAATCAAGGACAGTTCCGCCCTCAACGCTGGGCCTGTCTGATCGGTCGTGAGAACAAGTTTCAACATTACTTACTACCCTTTGCTGCGGCTTGCCGTTTCACGGCTTCAGCCTGAATGTCCTGCTGCTCCTGCAGGTGAACCAGGTGTTGCAGGTGAGCTTCTTCCTGCATTCGCATCTTCTGCTGATTGAGCAGTTCGTTGAACTTCAGCTTCTGGGCGACAGGGGCTGCTGCCCCCTGTTGCTTGTACTGAGAGTCGATGAGGCGGGCCACGGTCTTAGCCTTGGTCTCCTCCGTATCGGCTTGCAGTTTAGCTGCCTCCAACTGTGCCTGCTGCTGTTGCATCTGAAGCATATTAGGATCAGGCTGCGGTGTCCACTGACCGAAGAAGAAATCTTCGATGTCTCGGATCTGGGAAACCTCTCCCCAACGAGAGATGATCGCGTTGATCGGCTGCGGGTCGCCGGTCTGCATCGCGTAGTCTTTGGCCAGCGGCACGATGTACGGAGCAATCATCTCCAGGTCTGACTTGTCCTTGTCTCGGTTCGGACGCTTCATATCCGTCGCCTCGACGTAGATCTCCATTTCCGTGGTGAGCGTATCCCAGTCCATGGAGCCGATCATGGAGTCCCATGCCAGTGACCCCCATGGTCCGAGCAACGGCCTAACCTGTTCTCCCTTGACGTTCTGGGCGGCAAGCCAGAACTCCTTGGTGGAGACGTTGACCACAAACGCATGAACGTCGGTGCCCATCTTGTCGGGCCGTACGTTAGACGCTGACTGCTTTGCCTGTACGTCCGCGGATACGCGGGACTGTTTCTGTGAGATACCGTAGTGGATGTCGTCAAGGCCTGTCGCCATCTGGAACTGGTTGTCCAGGTAGTTCAGCCACTCCAACAGGTTACCGCCGACCTCCGGTCGTTGCAGGTAAGATACCACGTCGGAGACGCGTAGCTGCGAAACCGGACTGATCTTCACGATGGCCGGATTGTTCTCACCTTTGATCGCCGCTTCAAGCTGGTCTTCGTACCCGCTGTACGCGACGACGATATCTCGTCTGCGGTCCCAGCTCATCTCCAGATGGGAGACCAACAGGATGTTCATCGCCAGCAGAGACCCAATGCCCGGACCAAGTACCGCCATCGGCCAGCATGTATTGGCAACTGGGTAGAAGTCCAGTACCTCGACAGGCCACTTCCGCTTACGCCACAGCTCGCAGATCGATCCGAAGCGTGATGTTCTCCACCGCATCGCCTCTACAATCTGGTCAGGGCCTGCATGATTTACCAAGTCAGGAGGCAGGTTCAACGGGTGTGCCACTGTCCTGCACAAGCACAGGTAGCAGTAGTCGCCGGTCAAGTTGTCAAGAGACTGTCCAATCTCGCTGTGCATCCCCGTAACACGGGCTCCGATGCCACCGGTTGACCAGACCTCATACCACTCGACCATGTCCTTGTAGAGTTCCTGGTTCCCTTGAATCGGATCGATACGGGAAGCAAACTCATTGGATACGTGAGTACCCCTTCCATGGAGGTATCCGGGGGGATATCCGAATCGGCGTTCGACCACGTCGGCGGGCTCTACATGCCGCCGCGAGATCCAACGTACGTCTCTCCACTTAGGGTCTTTCGCGTCTGGATCGATCAGTAGGTTGTCGACCGGATCGTAGAATGTCCCGACCTGTGTCGTGCCCGTTGATCGGTCAGCGTATGTCTCCGTCCAGGCACACCCCCGGCCTGTGACCAGTGCGTCCTGGATCACCATCTCGTAGTCGGACTTGACCGACCCGGGATGCTGGCGAGCTATCCACTCCAGCACAACAGTGGCGAGACTGTTACGCAGCTCCCGCTGCTCAGCCGTGAGCTTCTGCTCCTCGTCAATCTGTGCGAGGATCTGTTCGTCGAACTGACCGAGGATCTTGGCGATACGAACCTGATCTGGGGTGTCAGCCGTTCGTACTTCGCGAGACGGAACCTGCCAGTACAGTGACGGGCCGATGATTGCAACCAGCTCGAAGGCCTTGTTCAACGATACCATGAACTGTGGCTGGCTGACGTTGGGGTAGAACTCCTTGCGAAAGGAGTCCTCCCACATCGTGCGGGTTGAGCTGCCAAGGAACTGGCGGCACAACTTGGCCATGACGTTGAACCGCTCCTTGGCACGTTCTGCAGCAGCGAACCTCGCGAACCACTGAGTGACCAGTGGCCCGAGGACATACCGTTGCAGTTGTTCCTGATCGAGCAGTTGCATATCTCTACGCCTCTATCTCTAAGGCTTTCCACGATCCACGCGGACACCATGATCCACGCTTACTGTAATTATGGTTCGACAGGTTTGGGTCGGTGAGGAGACAGACCCCGTCAACGATGTTCCACTTCCCTGTGGCCGACAGGTACGCCAGCTTAACCATGTCAACACTCTGGAACTCCATGATCTTAGCAGGAGCTGGAGGCGTCTTGGTTTGGTTCTGGGCGAACCACCAGATGTCATCGCCAATAAGGACATGAATCTGTTGACCATCGATCTCCACCGTACGATAGATCTCTTTGACTTTCATAGCTCACTCTGGGGGTTAAGGGATACCAAGAACTATCTGTTTATCATTGGATGACTTCTTGGTCTTGAACAGGTCATTCATCAGCTTCTGGTCGGCTTGCCAACTGGCAAAGCCGGGGTCAACGTCAGCAGGTGCTCGGGGCGGGGCGATGTACGTCAGGTCGAAACCTGCGGCGTACTCCATACAGTCAAGGACGTCATGAATCTGGCCCTCCGCGAGTTTATCCTGGACATCATCCTTGGTTACTTTCTTTACGGTTGTCTCTAACTGTTTGACCAGTGTAGGACACCTTTCAGGTACGATCCGGAGTCTTGGCCGCCCGCAGGTACGTGACCGCATAAGCGTTCGTAACTTGAGCGACCGGGTCACCCAGACAGTCTCAGCTCTGAGAAACATATCGCCAGTCGATTGACAACGCAAGCCCACACGTCGGAACTCCCGCTGGTACTGCTCGAAAACACTGAAAGCGAACCCCATTGGAACCTGTGCTCCTGCCTTGGAGTCCCCAATAAACCGGCCATAAACTCGTTTAGGGTCAAAGGCTTTTGCCCGGCGAGCCATCTCGGCTGCGTCGATACGTTGGATCGCAAGCTCTTGGTACACGATGTGGTATGGCTCATCCTCGTCCCAGAACTCTTTCGGTGGTGTCGCCACCCACAACAGTGCCGGGCGGTTGGTACCGGGGTCCAGGATCAGGTCGACGTTCCAGTCATACGGTACTCCCCAGTTGTGCCTCCGCATCGCCTCGGTAACTTTGTCATTGAGCGGACTGTCAGGCCCGTAGTCAACCGTGTGGTACCGCTTGTTGAACTCAGGGTATGCCAGGATATTACCGACGACGAATTCCCCATACGCACGGGCAAGGATCTGTTCTTCGGTCCAACCCTCTTGACGCTTACGCTTTTCGTCATCATCAATGAATGGGTTCTTGAACGATGTGAACTTGAAGTTCGTTACATCAACAGTCTTGCGTTGCTTACGCTGGAACTCCTCCCGTTGTGCTTCGCACCTGCGGTATAGGTTGAGCAATGCAGGGGTTGAAGCATCCGGCCATGACGTCCAGAAGATCCGGCCCTTACGGTCAGACAGTCGAGACTGCCATTCCGCGTAGTGATCACTGTTCTCAATTTCTTCGTCGATCCATATCCAGTTGACGGGGTCACCGCGTTTCACGGCACCGCTGGAGGCGAACGCGTAGACGGTCGACCCATCCTTCATCAGAAGAGATTCAAACTGGAACGCTGCCTTGTTAGCCCAGCTCTCTTTAGCAATCTCTGAGGGTGGTAGAAGTGGTGGAGCGGGCTTGCGTTCATTGACGGGGATCTGATCATCACCGGGCACTACTCCTGGCTGCCAGCATCTCCACATGCCAGTCTTCTTGTCCCGCACGATATCGAATGCCCCGGGTTTACAGAGCAGTCGATATAGAGTCTGCCCAACGTGGTTGAGCTGCAGACCGATGAGCCATACGTTAACTGGTCGTTCTCTCCAGCCAGGTTCTCGGACGTGATGCTTCGACCCGTCTGAGAATGTAACTGGCTTGTTCCGCAGATATGAGGCCAGCATCACGGCGACGATGGTTGACTTACCTGATCGGGGTGCCCCTTGTACCAGGATTTCAGATGCTGTCGTGAGGACAACTTCTTCCTGGTATTGGGTAGGCCGGAACAGTTCGAGAGCGTCGATCTTGGACTTGGCGAGCTTAGCCGCCGCGGCAACGCCTGTCTGCAGGTCCTGCTTGTTGGCCAGTGCCTGGCGGATACGTTCGGAGATTGCTGTCACTGAATTCCTCCCGGCCCGTGATACCGAGCGGTGGCGTTCTGGAGCATCATGCCCACTGCTGGGTTAAGTACAGACGGTACACGTTCCATCTGTCTCATCGGGTTCGTCGTGGACGTTAGCGGCGAGTCGGCCGCTCGTGGTACTTGCTGTCGAAGCTGTTGCACAAGCGTTGTCGGATTGATTGGTACCCGCTGTCCGTCAATACCCCGGACCCTCATCTGATCGATTAGGTTAGTATCCCAGATGGCGTAGTTCCTGGCTCCACGGGTGATCGCCGCGGGGTTTGACATGCCCGGCACGCCAGCCTGTGACAGTGGAATCGCTTGGTTAAGCCCCGCTCCCGCTGGGTACGTGCCAGTAACCATTTCAAAAAGTTGGTCCCCTGTCCCGGCAGGAATGTCCCCAAACAAATCGGGTTCCATCATGGGGTTTACCAAGGCTTGCACATTGATCGGTTGGTCTGATACGTCGTCCTCCCACCGCATGAACCTGTCCTTCGTTCCCGGTGGAACGTCAAGTTCGTACAACTTGGCGGTAGTCGACGGGGTGTTTACGACAAACGGTCGCAGCGTGTCGATGGTGTCTTGATTTGCGAAATACGATGTAAGTTTCTTTTCTGATGTTAGGGTGCCCAATAGCTCATCAACATCCTCTGGGTCTGTCATATCAAACCCGAAAAAGTTCTTGGACCGCAACGCCTCAAACAACGGTTGTGTTCTTGGGTCTATGCTTTCCAGCAACGCGAAGCTCGTAATGTCCGGGTCAAATTTGCGAGTGTATCCGTCCGTCACTTTCGCTAGAACGTCTGTCAGTTCAGATATGTGGTTGTCCGCTCCAAGAGTGTAAACCTCCCCCCGGTCAATCCGATCCTGCACAACATCCTTGTAATGCCGTGACACGTCTGGACTGCTAGACGCGTACATGCCGGGGCCATACGCCTGACCACCTTCCCCGGACGTCAACCGGTTCATGTCAAACATGCCATACGGCTTCTCCGGTGTAGCACTCGGAGTCCAGTCATGACCTCCATGGTACAACCGCTCGGGTTCCGGTGTGTACCCAAGTAACTTCATAGGGTTCTGACTACGTATCTCGTCTATCTGTCGAGTAAGGTCGTCATACTGCCCTTTAAGCCCCGCGGCTTCCAGCATCTTCGTGTCGTCCAAAGACCCGCCAAAGATGTCAGCGAATATCGCAGAACCGCCGTACCCCCCTGACTGAAATTCCGCATCTGATAACACGTTGAACCTGTCGTCCTCCAGTTGGCGTACTTGGTCTTGCCAGTGAATCTTTGGCTGCTGCCCAGTTATAGGATTGACCGCACCTTCAACCCGGCCAGCAACTTTCGGATTCACATACCCATACTTCCCAGCGTTGGCTGCGTTCTCCGCAGCCGCCACTGCATTGCGACCTTTGGCGGCCTTGGCTCCCCTCAGGGCTTTCATAACCCCGGCACCACTGACGAAGTTCAACGGGTCGAGCAGCATCTCCGCTCCGAACCCAGCGATGTCCTTCAGCCCCTCCATCGGGTTGTCAGCCCAACCAGCAAAGCCTGTCTCTTCGTTAACACCAAGGAAC